CTGTTAAAAAAGCGGATTTGATTAAAAAAGATACATAGTCAATAATTATGGCATGGACGATTGTGTTTTTTGCAAAATCATTAAAGGAGATCTACCATCCCATAAATTATATGAGGATGATCTGGTAATTGTTATTCTTGATCACCGCCCTGTGCGTCCTGGTCACGCTATGGTGATGCCCAAACAGCATATAGACTACTTTATGAATTTATCTGATGGTCTCGCTTCGCATATCGTAAAAATTGGCAATGTATTTGCCAGAAAAATGATGGATACCCTAGATCCAAAACCGCTCACTATAGGTCATTTGGTTCATGGGTATGTGCCGCATGTTCATTACCATCTTGTCCCTCAGCATGACTGGGATGATATTACATCCAGCCAATGCGTGCGAATTGAGAATAACGAGTTAGTTTTTGATGCAGAAATGATTCCAGTGGCTGATGATGAAGCACAGCGTAAATTAGTACAAAAACTAAAAATTGAAAGGTCATAATAATGAGAAATACGATTTTTTATCTGATCGGTTTTCCCGGCACTGGCAAATATACGATCGCTAAAGAAATTTGTCGGTTGATACCGGATATACGTCTTGTCGACGCGCATCTGATCAACAATCCGCTGTTCAGCCTGATCCATCTCGACGGAAAAACCAAAATTCCGCAGCGCGTTTGGGACAATCAAGGGAAAATATGGGATGCCGTACTCGACGTGATGCTTCACGTCTCTCCGCCGGAGTTCAGTTTCGTCCTGACCAACTATCTCTCGCAGAACAACCCTAACGATGTGGCGTGGTTCGGGGAAGTCAAAGCCATGGCGGAGGCGCGGGAAGCCCTATTCGTTCCCGTTCTTCTCACCATCGACCCAGCGGAGCACAAAAACCGGATCGTGCGGAGCGAGAGAAAGGATCGCTACAAGGAAACCAACCCTGAGGCGCCCGCGCGATATGCGGCGGAAGATCGTTTGATCGAGATTGTCCACCCAAACTTGCTGGAAGTAGACGTTACTGAATTGACTCCAGAGGATGTTGCAAAAAAAATCATTTTGCACGCATCTAATTCTTAGAGTTCTAATCCTTTTGATTGGGTTTCTCTACGATCTCAAGTTTGTACATAGTTTTGCCATCGCGCGAGTATTTGACGATCTGGCTGTCCTCGCCTTTTTCTTTGAGCTTTTTACGAACGTTTGACAAAAATCCACGCGCGGAGTGAGGTTGCCATCCCGTCATTTCGATCAGCTCGTCAATGGTAACGCCGTCATCGCGGCCTAGAGCCTCCATAACTTGGAGTGTTTTATTCATACGCTCGGAAAGCGGTTTTGCTGGCGTTTTTTTGGCGGCTGGTTTGGGTGTTTTGTTTTTCTTGGTCATGTGATTGTTCTCCTTGATTAGGCTTTGTTTTCGGGGGCGTATTCGCCTTCGTTAAAAACACGGTCGCTGATGTGTTGAAGGCTGGTGGCGATATCCGCCAAAAATCCTGCATCACCCCAGCGGATTTCATCGGGGTCGCTGCCGAAATGGTCATCGCTGGCCTCTTGTAGTCGGCTCAGGATTTCATCAATGCGGGCTTTGTGGCCAATGAAGGCATCCAAGGCTTCTTGTTTGCGTTGTGCGCTGCTTTTTTTCATGTGTGTAGCTCCTTATCTATCAATTGCTTACATGTCCATGAATGCGCGCTTTCAAACTTTAATCCAGGTTATTCAAGGATCATTTCATTGCTTTTTTCAAAGACCAGCGCGGGTTTGACAGATGAATGCAAACAGTAACAGAGCAATCAATTACGCGGGCAATGCGCCGGGCGCTGCGTCCCGATCAGGTGCTGACGGTATCCGAATGGGCAGACACGCACAGACGTCTCTCCGGCAAGGCTGCTTCCGAGCCGGGGCCATGGCGCACAGACCGAACACCATATTTGCGCGAGATTATGGACTGCCTGTCTTCAAGCTCTCCAGTGCAGCGGATTGTCTTCATGAAGGGCGCGCAGATCGGCGGGACAGAGTGCGGCAACAACTGGATCGGATACGTTATCCATCATTCGCCGGGGCCGATGCTGGCGATTTTGCCCACCGTGGAGATGGCCAAGCGCAATTCCAAGCAGCGACTGGATCCCTTGATCGAAGAGTCAGATGTTATCCGCAGTCGTGTCAGACCCGCGCGATCACGCGACAGTGGAAACACGATTTTGCAAAAGGAATTTCAGGGCGGCATTCTCGTGCTAACGGGCGCAAACAGTGCCGCAGGTTTACGATCCATGCCGGTTCGTTTCCTTTTTTTGGACGAGGTGGACGCTTATCCCGGCGATGTTGAGGGTGAAGGTGATCCGGTTGCGCGGGCAGAAGCCAGAACACGGACATTTGCCCGCCGTAAAATCCTGATGGTCAGCACACCCACCATTCGTGGCATCTCGCGTATTGAACGTGAAGATGAGCTGAGCGATCAGCGCAAATTCATGGTGCCGTGTCCAGAATGCGGTACGCATCAATGGCTAAAATTTGAGCAGCTCAAATGGCCAAAGGGCAAACCAGAAGAAGCGCTGTATGAATGCGAGCATTGTGAGCACAAGATTGAGGAGCGGCACAAAACATGGATGCTGCAGAACGGTTATTGGGCGGCTCAGGCGGAATGTGATGGCAGAACAGCCGGATTTCACCTGTCTTCCCTGTATTCACCCTATGGCTGGCGGTCATGGGCGCAAATCGCTCGTGCCTGGGTGGATGCCCAAGGCTCGGACGCGGCGATTAAATCATTTAAGAACACTGAACTTGGCGAAACCTACGTGGAAACTGGCGAAGCACCCGATTGGCAGAGGCTATACGAACGCCGTGAGCTTTACAAAATCGGTAGTATCCCTAAAGGCGGTCTGTTCATTACCGCTGGTGCGGACGTTCAAAAAGACCGGATCGAAGTATCCATCTGGGCATGGGGACGCGATAAGGAAAGCTGGCTGATTGATCACCGCGTTCTGGAAGGCGACACAGGCCGCGCTGCGGTTTGGAATAAACTGACGGAGTTTCTTGGCGAGACATGGCCGCATGAAAACGGTTTTGATCTGGCCTTAAAGCGCGTGGCTGTCGATAGCGGTTACGCCACGCAGGAAGTCTATGACTGGGCGCGAAGACAAAGTCCATCCCTGGTGATGGTGGTCAAAGGTGTCCAGCGCGGTGCGGCTCTTGTCGGATTGCCAAGCGCGGTTGAGATGACCGCCGATGGTAAAAAGCTCAAACGCGGATTGCGCGTGCGGCCAGTCGCTGGCGGCATTGCCAAGCTGGAGCTGTTTAATAATTTGCGGAAGAACCCGCCGACGAAAGAAAGCGGTGAGCCGTATCCGGCTGGATATGTTCACCTGCCGCAAGTGGATGAAGAATATTTGAAGCAGCTCTGCTCTGAGCAGCTGATTACATCGAAAAACCGCCGTGGTTATGCGGTGCGGGAATGGCAAAAGACCAGAGAGCGCAATGAAGCGCTGGATTGCTATGTTTACGCCCGCGCGGCTGCGGCTGTTGAAGGGCTTGATCGTTTCGGTGATCGCCACTGGCGTGAAATGGAACGATCCCTCGGCCTGGACGAACCCGTTAAACCAAGACCATCAGAAGACGATCAACCCAAACCAACAACGCGTAAGCCTGTAAGACGGCGTGCGCGGAGCAAAGGCGTGAAATTATGAGTGACACATTGGAAGAAAAGCTGGAGCGCGTGCAAAAAGCCATTGCCGCCATTGAAGGTGGAGGCCAGAGCGTTTCCTATGAAGGCCGCGCGGTGACAAAGGGTGATCTTAAAACCCTTTATGAGCGGGAAACCTATCTGGAAAAACGGATCGAGCGGAAAAGCCGTGGCGGAATCCGAATGCGAGGAGGCGTTCCCTTATGAGCCGAAAACGTATTTCTCTGCCCGAACCCACCACGCTTGATAAATTCATCGGCTGGATTTCCCCTGAAGCGGGCGTACGCCGCCTGAAAGCCAAAACAGTCATGGCACTGTATGGCGGTTATACAGGCGCGCGCAAAGACCGCCGTCAAACCAAGGCATGGCAGACCATTGATGGCAGCGCCGATCAGGTCACATTGCCTGACCTTCCGGCTTTGCGAGAGCGTTCCCGCGATTTGATCCGCAATGCGCCGCTGGCAACGGGTGCGATCAATACCGTAGTCACCAATGTTGTCGGCACTGGTCTCAAAGTACAATCCCGCGTGGATCGTGATGTGCTGAAAGGCATTCTGGGCGATAAGGAAGAGGATTTCGAAACCTTTGAGAGAGCTGCCGAGCGTGAGTTTCGTTATTGGGCCGCTTCCAAATATTGCGATACCTCCCATATGCAGGATTTTGCCGGAATGCAGGATCTGGCACTGCGCTCCGTACTGGAAGCTGGTGATGTTTTTGTTCTGCGCCGCTTCACGCAAAGACCCGGTGCGCGATATGGCACATGTCTGCAGCTGGTCGAAGCAGACCGCATCAGCAACCCTGACTGGACGATGGATACACCTAGATTGGCTGGCGGTGTTGAGAAAAATGCGCTGGGATCACCTCTGGCCTATCATGTTTTGCAGGCACATCCCGGTGATGTTCGGGATCCCGGCTCACGGCAATGGGTGCGGCTTCGTGCTTATGACCGCGAGGGTAATTGGCTGGTCAATCATCTGGCACGTCCCACGCGCGTGGGCATGACGCGGCCAGCACCTTATCTGGCGCCTGTTATCGAAAGCCTCAAGCAGCTGGATAAATATTCCGAAGCTGAGCTGATGGCAGCGGTGGTCTCGGCCATGTTCAGCGTATTCATAAAATCCGAAGATCCGGACGGCCTTGCGCCTATGGAAGATGGTGCTGGTTCTGGCCGCGATGATAAGGATTTCCAGCTTGGCCCAGGCGCGATATTGGATCTTCTGCCCTATGAAAGCGTGGAGATTGCCGATCCCAAACGCCCGAACGCGGCCTTTGACCAGTTTGTGCTGGCC